CCCATGACAAACATTGAAGACAATGAAGCTTCGGATATAATGAACATCATGTTTTCAAGCGATGGCACTATTGAAAAGCGTTACGGCACATCAAAGGCTAGAACCAAGGATTACGGTGGGGCTATAACTTATCTTGACGAGTACATGCCGATAAATAGCACCAATAAGCAAATACTTGCTACACTTACTGAACTTTATATAGATGAGACGAAGCTTTGTGATGTTGACGGACAAATTGATGGGGTCAACTACAGGGGCAAATTTTATTTTGTTGATGGGGAGTATTTATATGTCTACGATGGGACTACTTATTACAGGGTAACAGAAGCACCTCAACAATCTCTTACCGCTGATGCTTTGACTGATGCGGCAATCATTTATATAGATGAGTGGGATGATAGGCTTACGATTGGTGACGATGTTGTAATAGAAAGTGTTGGTGGAACCCATACCACTACTATTTCTGCACTTGATGAAGAAAATCTCAAAGTAACAATGACTGACGTTTTGACGTTTGATGTTGTTGATGGTGATTTGGTCAGGTTCTTCATCCCACAAGATACAACATATACAATAGGGGAATGGGAATACGATGCGACTAACCATTTGGCTTGGTACCAGCCTTGTGCCAATGAGCTTAGCGATGCGTATCTTGGAGAGAACCTTGTTCCAACTGGATGCAAATATATAGAGCTTCGCGAGAATAGGCTGTATCTGGCAGGAGCCGACAATAACCCCCATACTGTTTTCATATCTGATGTGGAAAACGGTTTGTATTTTCCAGTAGTTTTGCCACTTGCTCTTCCTCCAAATAGCGATATAATACGTGGAATGAAATTGTTTCACGGTGCGATGATTGTTGGAAGGACGCGCGATATATATGCTATTTACGGAGACACTAACAGGCTTGATGTTGGAACTACATTTTATCAGAAGCAAATCGCAACAAGTACTGGATTCATGTCTCACAGAAGTATAAAACATATTCAAAACTATCTCATGTTTGTAGGGGCTGATGGTGATTTATATACCATACACACTCCTAATACTGATGTAAATATGCTTGCAAATCTTAAGCGAAATCAAAAAGTGGATTTCAAATTACACCCTATACTTGCTGATACTTCTGATTTGGAAGACGCTGTTGCTATCGTGCACAATAATGAATATTGGCTTAGCCTTGGAGATAAAGTGGTTGTTTACTCTTATGACCATCAAGCCTTTGCTGTATATGACAGTTTTAACGCTGAGTCGTTTTATGTGATGGATGGTGTACTTCAGTTCGGAAATAGCGATGGTTATTTGATGAAATATGACACATCAAGGTTTAATGATGACGGTGTTGCCATTTCTTCGTATTACGCAAGCAAAAGATACGACATGGGCGAATCGATAAGGATAAAGCAATTCAAGGAAGCATATCTCGTAGCCAAGACTTACAGCAATTATGATTCGTCTTTCAAAGTAGTATTCGAGATTGACTATAATGATACTGAATATGAACCAACTATCACGAGTGAAATAGCTGTTTGGGGTCGTGTTACTTGGGGTGAACGTTTGATTACAAGGGACATTTCAAAGTCACTTCCTCTCATGATTGGACAGCGTGGAAGGCTTGTGAAGTTTATCATATCGAATGAAACCCTTGATGAGCCATTTAGATTATATGAATTTAATATCCTGTATAAAAAACGTGGATATAGATAAGGAGGTGTACTAATATGGCTATTGAGTCAAAAACTTTGCCATATCCTGATTTTGTGGTCAATGAAATACTCGACCCCCAGGAATTTGATGATAATAATGCTACTTTAGTAAATGCTGTTAATGAAATAATTGCTTTGCTTAACGTGTTGACTGACAGTGTAACAGATGGAGCAAGTGGAGCAGATAGTATTGCAATAACCCCTGTTGATAGTTTTAGTTCTGTCACGATACAGAGTCTTATTGAAGAAATCAATGCTAAACTTAAAGCTGTTACTGACGGTGCAAGCGGTGCTGACTATATCGGAGCGAGTGCAATTGACGGGGTCACAGGGGCTACTGTTCAGAGCCAATTGGAAAGTCTCAAATCTCTTGTTGATACGATAAACGCAATTATTTTAGTGATAAAAGGTACTGGTTGGACTGATGAAGATATAAAAACAAACGCTTCTAATCATGCATCACACATAGCAAACACAAGTAATCCTCACGAAGTCACAGTTGACCAACTTAATGTATATACCAAAACCAATATGCAGACAAGTGGGCAAGCGGAACTTCATTGGGAGAATCTTACCAATAAGCCTAACTTTGCTGACGCTTCATGGAAGGCATCTGTAGCAACTCCTGCTAATTTGCCAATCACAGGAAACACTATTGGAGACCAAAGAACTGTTATAGATGATGGTGATGGGAAGCTTGCTTTCTATTCATGTGTAGCAATTACTGGTGATGTGGATGCTCAGTGGGATAAAACCGGTGATGTTGATTGGCAAAGTGGCGAGACCGATAGATTGGCTGCGGAATTATTAAGGGTTTCTGCTGAAGAAGCACGTGTAACTGCTGAGGAATTGCGCGTA